TTAACATGGGTCAGATATTAAACGGCAGTAACTTGATTCAAACGCTCGATGTTGTAAAGCAAACGGGCGGTAGAGTTCCTATTAAAGAGGTGTGGATTGGCAACACCAAGATATTTCCCACAGGTACTGGCGGTGGTGGCGGTAGTAGCGGTGATCAAGGCTTTGTGTACGATGTAACGCCTGTCGTTATCTCAAAGACCACAAGCAATCCGTCTGGTGGCTCAACCACCAACACTACCTATGTCAAGTTTCTAGCAAACGGATACATGGACTTTGATGGCGCAACGACATCTTTGGCATGGACTCGATGGAATACTAATGTCGGTGCTTTGATTACCCCAAAAATCAAGTTTGGTCATGCAGGTGTTGAGCCTGCCTTTAGTAGCATTGAGGTCAGCACAAATGGTGGCTCTACATGGGCAACTATTGTTCAAAACACGGAATATAGTTTGGCTTCTGGCGTATGGCTTCGTTTGGTTAAGACAGGAACAGCAAGTAGCGCAACGACTGTGCCACAAATTATTGTCACCTATATCAATAACAGCGTAGAAATTCCGAATGGAATTGATATGACAATTACTTCTGCAATTAATGTGTCAGCTAACCCATTTGTGACTAATTTCGGTACTATTCCTTCTCAGGTGCGCACTCCGTGGACAGATGAAGCTGTGTCAGACTTCTACATCTTCGGCAGAAGCCGTGCGAATAACGCAGGAAAGATTGTGGTCGGGGAGGCTCTTGCTCTGGGCGACCCTAAAGAATACGCCTATTACGACTGGATTGTTCCGTCTGAAACTGCGCCATCTGGCACTTATACCGTAGTGCTTAGTGGCTTTAGTGTAGTGACTAACGGCACATACTCTTTGGCGGATACTGGAGAAGTTTATTTCTCTATTAGCGCACAAGGCACTTCATCTACCGTTGGACAGACCGTGACAGATAGCGGAAGTGTTGCCATTAAGAAAGACGGCGTGACCGTAAGTTCTGGCACGATTACCCTGTATGCCCGTTCAGAAGGCGTTATTGAATGATGATTGGCGGTGACCGACCAATAGTTAAGCAGGTGATGAAGGGCGACAACTTCAAACTGGTGTATGTTTTCAAGGACACACCAGTAAGGGTTGATTGGCGAAGTGAAAAGGCCTTCTGTGTGCTGAAGAACAATGTGGTCAATGGCAGGCAGGCTAGTATCTCCGGCTACTGTGAAACAGACTTCCCATGCCTGGTAACTGGTACTGCTTATATGCCCAACGGTAATATAGATAGTGTAAACTATGTTATACAAGCAAAGTTTGCCGATGACCGCCAGAGGACACAGCTTCTGTTGGCGACTACGGGAATCAATGAATACAACCTATTATGTGAGGATGGTCAGCCATTAGCCTATGAAAACCGTTATACTAACTGAAGAACAATCTGTACGACCATTTGCGATGGAGATGATTGTAGGCGAACAACTGCCCGTTACCGTGCTGCTCAAATACCCCCCTGATTCCGCAGACTGGGTAGCATCTGATGGCCTGACCATCGTGAACACCAGTATTATTGGTCGTGAGGTGTCGTGCCTGGTTAGGGCTAATGAGCCTGCAATGAACACCTATTCCGTAAATGCCTATACCGAGCTTGTGTGTACCACCTACACCACAGCGCATAGTGACCCCCACCATGCCGAGAGCTATCAGCGCAAGTTCATTGTGAACATTAAGGTCAACAGCGATGTGAATCCGTAAGGGGATGTATGGAAATACAGGACTTTGAACCAGTAAACGACCCGAAATGCCCACCCCGACCCCGACCCCAACTGCTTCGGGACATCACGGGGCTTTGCCGTCTGCACAGCGAGGAAGCCTTTAAGAGCCTAGTCACCCTGATGCGCAAGTCTGAGGATGAGAACATACGGCTAAAAGCCGCAGAATCTATCCTGAACAGAGCCTATGGTAAGCCAAGCCAGTCTGTCCTGGTCGGTGAGATGGATGAAACCGTTAAGAAGGTGCTGCAAATCGAGTTTGTGAATGGCAACGACAATAATTCCGCTTAAGCTGCCCCAAAAGGTAGAGTTCCTGTTCAAGCCGATGCGCTATAAGGTGCTGTACGGCGGTCGAGGAAGCGGTAAATCTCATTCGGTAGCAAAGGCCTTACTGGTCAACGGTAGTAATGAACCCCTACGGATTCTCTGTGGTCGTGAGGTACAAAACAGCATCAAGGACTCCGTTCACCGCCTTCTGTGCGACCAAATCGACCTGCTTGGTATGCGTGATTTCTACACCATTACCGAGAACGAAATCCGAGGACAAAACGGTACGCTGTTTAGCTTCGTAGGCTTCCACCACAATAGCGTGGCAAACCTAAAGAGCTACGAGGGCTATGATATCCTGTGGGTAGAGGAAGCTCAGAGCTGCTCAGAGAAGTCCTGGAAGATAATGCTGCCCACCATCCGTAAACCAAACAGCGAGATATGGGTGAGCTTTAACCCCGACCTAGAGGATGACCCGACCTACCAACGGTTTGTCATTAACAAGCCCGACAACTGCATTTCGGTGGAGATGAACTACTGTGATAACCCCTTTTTCCCTAGTGTGTTAGAGGATGAAAGGAAATACACACAGGAAAACTTCCCCAATGATTATGAAAATGTTTGGCTAGGAAAGCCCAGGTCACTTGCCGAAGGTGCTGTTTTTGGTAAGGAAATCCAAAAGGCCTACGATGAATCTCGTATCGGTACATTCGATTACGACAGCACACAGCCCGTTTTCACGGCATTTGACATCGGGGTTCGGGATAGCACATCGGTTTGGTTTGGGCAGCGCATAGGCTCACGGTGGCGCATGATTGACTACTTCGAGGGGACTGACGAGGGCGCACCCTTCTATGTGAAGATGCTCAAGGAAAAGCCCTACATCTACGGCGGTCACTTCACCCCACATGACGCTAGGCACAGGGAGTTCGCTACTGGACTCAGCCCTGACGATGTGTTCCGTAACCACGGCATTACCCCGTCTGAAACCCCCAATATGCCTATTGAGGACAGAATCCACGCCGGTAGGCTGTTCATTGCCCAATGCGAGTTTGATGCGACCAGGTGCAAGGATGGCCTAAATGCCCTGAAGAATTGGCGGTGGGATGTGAATAACCGTACACAGATGCGTAGGCAAACCCCCCTGCATAACTGGGCTTCCCACGGCTCAGATGCCTATACATACTTTGCCGTAAGTAGTAAGCTGATGCACACATTTACCCCTGTGTATGATTTTAGCAACATAGAATCTGAGTTCGCATGACAAGCCAAGCCGACATTGATGCGTTAAGACTGACTGCTGATGTTAAGCGCGGTAGGCTGAACGGCTGCCCTGTGGTAGTCAGGGTGTCAAGCATTGATAGTCAGGCATACATCTGGTTACCGCAGAAGGTGGTCGAAGATGCGTATGGTAATGTCAGCTACGAAAATGATATTCTTTCGGCTAAGGATGCCCTTTCTCGCGGTATGCACTTTGAGGTTTTCAAATGATTAAGAAAGACGATAAGTTCCTGTCGGATATGCGCAAACGCTATGAGCTTGCGTTAGAGGCCAACAGCGACAACCGTGACCGCGCCATTGATGATGTGCGATTCGTGACCATTCAGGGCGAGCAATGGGATGACTACCAAAAACGCAAGCGCAAGACCCGACCATGCTACGAGTTCAACCGACTTCGGCAGCACATTCGCCAGGTTACCGGCGACCAACGGCAGAACCGCCCGTCTATCAAACTCCGTGCTACCGAGGAAAATGACCAAGACCTTGCAGAAGTAATGCAGGGTTTAATCCGTAACATCGAATCGGTCAGCAATGCCGAGAAAGCCTATGACACCGCATTTGAGTGGGCTGTTACTGGTGGCTTTGGTGTGTGGCGACTGACAACCGAATACAGCTCTGATGACACCTTCGACCAAGACATCCGTATCGTTGAGGTGACCAATCCGTTCCGCGTCTACTTCGACCCTGCTGCCCAAGAGTTTGACCGGCGCGATGCCAACTATGCTTTCGTGGTGACCTACATTCCGAAGGATGACTTCAAGCAGAAGTATCCGAATGATGAGATGTCTGACTTCGAGGGCGCAAACTACGACCAAGACCATTGGATTGATGACGATACCGTAACGGTTGCCGAGTATTGGTACAAGGAATACAAGAAGAAAACCCTTGTGCTTCTTTCCAACGGTATCACCCAGTTCAAGGATGAGATTGAGAACATTGATGCGTTCTTGGCTAACGGCATCACCATTGTCCGTGAGCGCGAGGTTGAGATTCAGCAGGTCAAGATGTGCCTGGTGACTGGCTCTGGTGTGATTCAGGAAGCTGATTGGGCAGGCAAGTTTATCCCGATTGTGCCGGTCTACGGCGATGTGATTGACATTGACGGTGAGTTTCACTTCTCTGGCATGGTTCGGTTCGGTAAGGATGCACAGCGCGTCTACAACTACCACCGCACCACCATGATTGAAACCATTGCCAACGCACCGAAAGTCCCGTACCTAGTTACCCCTGAGCAAATCAAGGGCTTTGAATCCCTGTGGAAAGCAGCTAACAGCGAGAATATGCCGTTCCTGCCGTATAACCCAGACCCCCGTGCAGGTGGTATGCCACAACGGTCAGGTGGTGTGGATGTTCCTGCTGCCCTGATTACCGCAAGCCAGTACGATGCCGAGGACTTGAAAGCTGTCACAGGCCAGTTCGATGCTTCGATGGGTGCAGGTGGCAATGAAACAAGTGGTCGTGCCATTATTGCTAGACAGCGTGAGGGCGACACCGCTACATACAGCTACATTGATAACCTGAGCCGAGCCATCAAGTATACGGGTGAAATCCTGGTTGACCTGATTCCAAAGATTTACGATACCGAACGGATTGTCCGTGTGCTTGGTGTTGATGGTGGCGAGAAGTGGGTTGCCCTGAACAAGGCCGTGATTGACCCTGCGACTGGTCAACTGGTTATCGAGAACGACCTGACGGTTGGCAAGTACGATGTTGCCGTGACTGTTGGCGCGTCTTACAACACACAGCGACAGGAAGCTGCCGAGGCTATGTTGCAGATGATGAATAACCCTGCTCTTGCCCCTGTGGTTGCTGACCTGTTGGCTAAGAACCTGGACATCCCGAACAGCGATGAGCTTGAGAAGCGCCTTCGTAAGATTGGTATCAAAGCCGGTGTGATTAGCCCGACTGAGGATGACATGAAGCAAGGTGGCGATGACATCGTTATGCTGCTTGAGGAACAGAAGGCTCAGGAAATCCAAGCCCTGACCATGCAGGCCGAGCAGGTGACCGCAGAGCTGTCTAGCCAACTTGCCGAGGTTAAGGCTAAGGCTGACAAACTGGCTGTGGTGGTTGAGCAGACCAAACTGGACAAAGAGAACGACCAGGCTCGTATCCTGCTTGAGCGCGAGAAGCTGCGTCTTGAAATCTACAACGCTGAAACCAACCGCATGAAGCTAGAGTTAGACAACAAGCGGATTGAGATGGATGCCGACATCAAACAACAGCAGATTGCCCTGAATGAACAGCAGTTCCGTGGCGAGATGGCTCTTGAGCTTGCAGGCAAGATGTCAGGCGAGAACATACAGGTGAATACCACCGAGAGCGAACAACAGTTAAACGAATTGGGCAGGTATGACTGATGGACAACTTTACCGCCCGTGACATTGGACAGGTTTATGACCAGTATCAATGTGGGGATTCAAATTATCATTTGGATTGGCGGTGCTGCCCTGACCATTATTAGTATTATGACTAAGTTATTTGGGTTGATGAAATGAAGGTTTTGAAGGGGTGGAAAACCATAGCTTTTAACCTGGCTGCAATTGCCATCATCCAATGGGCTGATGTCGAAACCGTGGTCAAGGGCTTTGACTGGCTTGATGACAAGACTGCGGTTCAACTGCTTTTGGTAACCAATGTTTTCCTGCGTCTGATTACCACCACGGCTGTCTGGGATATGTGGAAGGACAAGAAAGATGAGCAAGGCTAGGTTGTTGCTTGTTTTCCTTGTATTACTGGTTTGTGGGTGCGAGTCTAGGTATCGGTACGCCTGCCAAGACCCTGAAAACTTTGACACCATACATTGCAAAAAGGACTGCAAGGGCGATGGCACTTGTCCGGCAGATGTCTACGGAGACCACTTAAATGACTAGATATACAGACAGCGAACTTAAGGCGCGGATGCGCTTTATTATTGGCATCGCCCTTTCCTTCACCCTTTGCGTCATTGTCTGCGTGGTGCTGTATTCCCTAGTCTTTGTGACTCAGCCGATTGGGGCTCAGGCCCCGAATGATGCAGAGTTTTTTAAGCTCATCGTCCCCATTGCCACCTTCCTGACTGGCATACTGTCTGGGATTATGATTGACACGAAATCAAACAACGGAGAAAACAAAGAATGAGCCTGGCATCTTTACAGTCTAAGATTGGCGTAACGGCAGACGGAGTGTTCGGCAAAGGAACACTGAAGGCTGCGATGGCCTATTACAAGCTAACCCCTGTCCAAGCTGCTCACTTCTTTGCCCAGACCGCCCATGAATCCGGCAACTTCAAAGCCTTCTCTGAGAACCTGAACTATTCTGAGGATGGCCTGCTTCGTGTGTTCCCTAAATACTTTGATGCTATCAAGGCAAGGCAGTATTCACGGCAACCTGAGCGCATTGCTAACCGTGTGTACGCTAACCGCATGGGCAACGGCGATGAGGCAAGTGGTGATGGTTGGAGGTACAAGGGTCGTGGGGCTTTGCAACTAACGGGCAAATCTAACTATAAGGACTTTGCTGACTGGCTTGGCAAGTCTATTGACCCTAACAATGTGGCTGATGAGTATGCCTTTGATTCTGCCAAATACTTCTTTGACAAGAACAAACTGTGGGGAATCTGCGACAAGGGTGTTGACGATGCAACCATCCTTGCATTGACCAAGCGCATTAACGGCGGTACTCATGGACTTGATGACCGTAAGGCTAAGACTAAACTTTACTATGGTTGGCTGACTTGATGATTCCTGTACTGACTGCTTGGAACATTGTTAAGGACAACTGGCGCATTGCGGTAGTGGTGGTTGTGCTGACGGCTATCTTTGCCCATGCTTTCTTTGGCTATCGGAAGGTGGCTCGATTGAAGGAACAGGTAGCGGTCTACGAGGCTGCTATTAACGAATACCGGCGGTTGGGTGACGAGCAAGCTAAGAAGGCCGTAGAGCAGGTTAAGGTGGTCGAGAAGCTCGTCTATATTGAGGACAAGAAAAGGAAGGAAGCTGATGAACAGATTAAGGTTATTTACAGGGACAATGCAGAGGCGCGTGATTGGGCTTCTACCCCTGTTCCTGATGCTGTCGCTGACCGCCTGCGCGACTACTGAAGTCAAGGTAGTCCACAAGCCCCTGCCTGCCGACCTTGTTGGTGTGCGTGATGTATGCACATTGACCGAAGCCGACCCCCTATTAAACGCTGACCTGGTTGTTGCATACTTGGATTGTGCCAGTAAGCTGAAGAAGGCTAATATGCGGTTTGATGCAATACAGGAAATCACGGGGAAAGAGTAATGTCTAACTGGCTGCAAACTGTCAATCGGAATCTTGGTGGTCAGAGGGGCGCAAACTTCGCTAAGGCCGGTGTTTCCCTAGCTACCGGCAATCCATTGGGTGCTGTCTACTTTCCCTAGCTACCGGCAATCCATTGGGTGCTGTCTACTACGGCATTAAGGGCTTTAACACACCGACACAAACTGGTTGGGGTAGCGCAATCAGCAAGACCCCGTACAATCAGCCGATTGGTGTCCAAGACTTCAGCAATCAAATCCCGTCATTGGCTTCTAACCTGTTCACCCCGTCTATCCCGAAGGCCGACTACGGCACGACTGCCCAAGATGTCAGCAACACCTTTAGCGCACCTACTAGCTCAGGCTTAGAGATGGCTCAAGAGGAAGCACCACAGCAGGCAGCACCGCAGGTAATGGACACACAGACGGTACGAGCTACCCCGACCAAGATGCCAATGCCTAGCGACCTAGATTCACTCATGGCTTCGCTTAATCCGCAGGGTATGGGTGGTTATCAAAGCCGAGCAATGCCTAGCCCAATTAACCCGATGACTTCCAACAAGGGTTACTTTGACATGAACAAGGCCGGTACTGTCGGTGGCAACTACATTGAGGGCGCAGGTTGGATGACTGACGCTGCAAAAGCCTTTGGGCTGAAGCCTGAAGATTTAGAGTTCCAAGCCATGATGAACCAACGCATTGCAGGTATGTATGCCTAAGACGCAAGCCAAACGAGGAATGTCCCCAAGAGAGCTTGATGCTCTCAGGAA